GTGCGGTCTGCGAAAGCCTGAATGAAAGCTTCCGAGTGATCCACGCATAAAATTGAAAAACACAATTTGTGAAGAGACATCCAGGGAAAAGTTTCCTAAAACCTAAAATCTCTTCACATTCAGGCCGCACGTGCGGTCTGCGAAAGCCTGAATGAAAGCTTCCGAGTGATCCACGCATAAAATTGAAAAGCAGAATGGGAGAAAAGCTTCCGGACGAATCCGAAAGTAAAAACTTCATTCTGTTTCTATCTTAGGTGAATCGCCCGACGACCCCGAGTAGGGGCCGTTCAGCAGTTTTCTTACTGAGTAGGGGAACTTGCAAAGGATACGGTCGTTCAAGCCGTTTTCTTCTCGCGCTTTCAAACGAGAAGGCTATCCAAATTGCAGCAACCACTGCAATAGCGAACTTCTGCCAAGGCGAGAAGTCACTAAGAGTGATTACTGCTAAAAATAAAACCGATAAAAACCGGCGCGCGAAACTTTTGATCCGACCCAATCATGGAACTGGGTTCGGCTCAGGGATACTCGCCTCATAAAAATAGACAGGCGGGCCCAAATAAAACATACATGTAAAATCTTCAGCTGCAGCAACATAGGAGTGCCATACATGAGTGACATTTGCCGCTCCATTTGTATCTGTGAACGACAATTTAAAACCTCCCTGAAATGGGTCCGATCCATCAAAGAGAGTTCTCCTTTTTGCAGGAGCAAACCTGAACCTCGAATAGTACGGAAGTTCAAAGGCATGCAAAGAATTGACTGAAGACGTCCACCGCGTGGTTCCAGACTTGCCATCATTATCATCCTGAGCCTCAAGTGCGGTCTTGCGAATAGAAAATTGACCAGCGTTGGGAGCAGTGTAAATATTGCCAATGAGGTTTTGAGATGTTCGCGACAAAGAGAATGTGGTATTTTTCTCGATGGGAGGAGTCCGGTCCTGACCAGTGGCGAAACGAGTGTTAGTATCCAACAAGTAACGAATTCCACCACGCCATCCCCCATATGCTGTCACCAGATAGCGCAACAACGGAGTTTTGGCGTAAACGTAATTGTCCTCTCCAATTGGAACAGAAATGTCAGGAACACTCGTGGTGTCAGGCGGCAGCCATCCTCCATCGAAAGGCATAGCCTGCCTAAAAATTTCAATGAAAGTGGCATCACTGGCACTGGGAATCTCGAGCGTCATGGCCTCGTGATAATTGTATCGCTTCAACATTTGTCGAAACGATCCTATCACTTCGCCAAAATGAACCTTGTTGATAATGGGATCTGTGGTAGGAGCAGCAGCAACTGAATTCACCTTCGCAGGGTCCGTTGGCGCCGTTCCGTCCTCCGTATCAAGTCCAGCACAAGCAGATAGCCGAGCCGCAGTCTCCGGCGGGTCGACGGGAGATTGGTTGAGATACAGCCCATCAAGGTACGTATTTGTTGGGCCAGCGACCTCAAAATCGTCAAGAGTTGAGACGAATACGTTAACCTCGATGTCATTGTTTGTTGTGGAGTTTGGTGTTGTGAGTTCATTGACGACATATACCGAAAGAACTCCATTACCAATGTTAGCACTTGGCAAAGCAAGTGTCCCATATTGAGAAGACACTGGAGCATTTGGTGTAAAGTGCTCTCTCCATGGTGTGGATTGTGCCCATCCAACATCATACGTAAAATCTTTATTACTAGATATGTCCACAATTGTTGTATACGCAGTATTGTATCCGACACTGTTGGCTCCCGCCGTGGGGTCGTAGACAATTTTAAGCCTCCCTTTGTGATAGGAGGATGCGACAATTTGGAAGCGAAAACGCATTGAGCCACGCCAATATTGAAAAGGCATGACTGCAAACGCAGATGCTGTGAGATGAATCTCGGGCAGAGGAGCTGTGTTAACAATCCCATGCAGACCAGGGTCCACACGAGCATTGAACAACAAAGTTTCCTCTGCAGTCCCAACTGCCCAGTCGAAACTGGTAAGAAAGGACTCTCGAGTTGAAATTGAAGTGATTGAGAGTTCATCATGAGAATGGAGTCCACCAACAGCAGGATCAATTGAAAGCTCCTGCTTGGAATCCACGGATAATTTGATAACTTCGTCATCGCGATTGGTTGCAGCCAAAGACGAACGAGCCATGGGAGCCCACGGCTTGACATCAATGGACGCTGGGGCTGAGTACCCGAAAATTGAAGCAATTTTTGATACAGCACTCGCTCCCATTTGGGTTGCAAGCGCAAAATTGGAAATCACGGGCACACTCTTCAAAGAGCTGGCGACCTTGGAAATAACAGAAGCGGGCCTCGAAATAGGACCCGTTCCATATTCGTCAGTTCCGGCATTGGCAGACAGCCTTGTTCGAGAAGGGGCGGAGGGTGGGTAAGGTAACACAGAACCTGGGTCTGAGGACGTGGGAACAGAAAATTTAACATTTTCAGCCCATGCAAAGACAGATACAGTAATGCTTTCGCCGACTGCACCATTTGCATGCTTGAGATTCTGAAGAGAATGGATAACAATTTCACCCATAGTTCTCCAATCTCGAGCTGCAATGTCCAATACATTGAGGTAGGTGAAGAACGGAAGTTCGATTTCTCCACCAGCAGATTCTGTGGGGTTCAAGAAAATGTGAGGCCTTTGAGAGGCAGCAATCACATCTTGGTCAAATAGACCACGATCAATAGTTAGATTGTCTTGAGTAGGTAATGGTTCGTAGGACGCAATGGCGCGACCAAAGAAGAAAGGATTTCCATTAATAACGAATTTCACTTTCATCGTAGCCCTCAAAAGCTTGTACCGGGAAATCCTGTCGCTAACTAAGGAATTTTCCCAATAAAGACTCCAAGGGTCGAACCTCTCGCTCAAATTGCTTCCAATTTCCCAGTCGAAAGCAGCAATTTTTACTGGGCGAGAAAAGAAAGTATCGAGAGAAGCGTCACTCATCATGACATCATCTCTCAAAGGGTCCATAGAAGAACCCACTGACTGGGCTCCACCAGACGACATGTCGGAAAACATGACATTTTGAGCCATCTGTTGTGGAGGGGGCGCATAATCCAATGCTAACGGTTTGCTTGACTCCGCTAAACTACGGGAAGGATTTTGACTTCGAGCTCCTTCGTACTCCATTTCATTCGGAGGAAAGGTTTCGCCGTGATCAAAGGCACAATCCCCTGAGTAACTTGTGATGATCAAACACAAGAATCCCCTCAGGGGAAAGCTCTCATCCGAATAAATGAACAGTCAAGAGGATTGGTAGTCTGACTTCCAATCTTCAACACGAGTGTCAAAGGTTTTGTATAGGAAGTCTTCCTCCAATCCATGCTCCTCGGCAATCTTTCGAATGCCGGGCATATTTGCTTCATAAAAATCGCGTCCGTGGTTGAACGCTTCATGGGCAAACATCAGAAGAGCATTTCTTGCTGTGTCAGATAAATCCTGTGGAATTAATGTTCCGTCTGAAGCCTTGAGAGGTTTCGGATTCATACCGACATGAAGAGCTTTGATCATTGAGTCCTCGGCAAGAGCGCCAAGAGACATGCCAATCTCTGGGATAAAAGAATTTTTCCGCTTGAGGAAATCGAGCTCTGATAAAGGCCAATCTGCCTGAGCGGTTCCATCCTTATCGGCTGGAGTTATCTTGTATCCATACCTTGCGGCATACTGTTGTTGAAAAAGAAAGTTATACTTGCTTCTTATCTTCTTCCTGACAGTTTTCTCGTTGTCGTCGCCAACACAATACTGAGAGACGTTGTTTCGAAAGGGTTCACGTAAACCCGTAGCGAAATAGTGCACTCGATTGTGTAACGAATTTTGAACACCGTTCAGATCGACAGTTATGGGAACTCCGGAAGGAAAAATGGAATCGCACTCAATCAGAGTTCCATTCCAATCGAGAACTGGAGACAACATGTCAGCAGCAATGCCACGCATGACCACAATGTCGTCATCGGTATATCCGCCAAGCTGAGCAAGGTAGACAAAGACTGAATGGGATGCGCAAGACAAAGAAAAATCTTGACGCACATCCCATTTACTCCAGTCAATACCGACACCTCTATTGTCCTCACCGTACTTGAACATGGAGTCCGTCATCCTGGACCAATCTGGTCCTCCGCAGTTTATTCCAACTGCATTTTCACACAACTCTGGATGAGCTCGTATGAAACGGATAATGGGCATGTAGTACATTCTGACTAACAATGTGAAAGCCATGGGCGAAGCTTGAAAACACCGAACCTTGAGATTCTTCTCTCCATTCTTCATCAACAAAGTTGCCTCATCCTTGAGGCTTGTCGAGAACACGGGAAAACATCTTTCGTTCTTTCGGTAAGTTTCAATCATTTGGTCAACAACATCCCATATCTCGATATCAACCTCGTAATAGAGCTCTCCATTGTCTCCTACCAGCTGATTAGCTGACAGGAGTTTGAGACCTCGAAGAGGAATACCTCGGGAAGTGTTGAAAACCATGCCGTTCACAGTACTAACTCCACGAATTCCATTGACAGTGTCGTGACGATTCAAAGGACTTAGACGACCAACTCGCGCAATGAACAAAGCCATTGCTCTCGGAAACGGTTCAACAAAATCGTCAAAAGCCATGTTCACAAGATCCGAAGGGTAGGGGTAGGGTGGATCCATCATATGAACCATCGTGGCATTGTAAGCTCGCCAAGGTGGATTCAAATATGGTTTTCCCCACAAACATGGTCTGCCCATCACTCTGGCGACTGACTCCGAAATCGGTAGTTTTCTAACGTTTGACGTATAAGTCGCTTGCAATGGTGTCTGACCACGTATGCGGATTTGACAATTTTCAGGGGCTGAATCAAGAATTTTCATCTGGGGATGACCAGGGCCAGGAGTGTAGATTTTCTTACCATACAACTCCGTTGGGATTTTCCCAGCACATGGGAAAAGGCTGTGTTTTGAAAAGCGCTCTTCCAGTTTCTTTCTTACCATGACATAATCAGAGTAGAGGATTTGCTGATTGAAAACATATCCTTCTTGATAGTCTGGATCGTCAGGATTTCTCCAAGATGCATACAAAAACCCGAGAATTGCTGGGTTGTTGCGTTCGCTCAACAGAATGGACATGCAAGTACCAGGATCAATCAAATTGGGCGCATAACACTTGATGGCTCTCTTAGCCAATCCATTCAAACACTCACAATGTTCAGCAGTAGTCACCAATTCATGGAATTTTCCTGCGTTATAGCCAAGAATACGAGCTTTCAAATTTCCAGCTCCGTGTTCTGTTGGAAGTAATCGTGTGTGATCTTTGAAATTTCGACTGTGTGACATCCGGAACATGAGAAGATCGAAGTTCTCAAACCGTTCTCCTGAAGAGAGAGCAAAATCAAAGTACATGCGTCCGAATACTGAGTTCGAGTTTTGAACGCAGTACCCTTTTATTCGAGATACTTTTTGGTTGGCGAATACCGCTCCTTTGTTGAAATAGTGAGCATTCATCAAGACATATCCATTCTCCAGGCACACAAACTGCGCTCGATATCGAGTGGGATCGTCATCTTGCGTGAAAAAAGCTTCAAGAACGCAATTTTTCAAAGTATTGGTGGCTTGAGTGGGGGAAGCTTGAACCATGCGTGCAGGCTGTGGAATCCTGGCTTTCGGAAATGGAATTTTGCCAAGCCATGAAAACATGGAAGTTTCACGCTCGGGATCATTATCCAAAGTTCCAGCAGAAGCAGACAAACGATTGCTATTCCAGCATGAAACTCCCAATGAAACCAATCCCAATAAGCCGACGGCTATTGTGATTGATTCCGCGGGGTTTTCTTTGGCGTACTTGACGAGCGATTTATGCTGAATCCTTCTGTCCATGAGCATTTTCTCAAGTTTTCTCTTCCTAGCAGTGTAGCCAACGTATGACTTCGCACTGAGAGAAAACGCGGTTGAAACACCGGTGAACACACCGCCACAAATGGCGGCATGAAAACGTTTCGGGTGTTTGCGAAATGCAAGGAAAATACTACCAACAACAAGAGAAGAAATGGCGAAAGTTCGTCTGAGGAGAGTGGATCGATCAACAAGCATCTGATCTGCTGCTGCGCGGTGAGCTACAAAAAGCTTTACAGCTCTCTGCACTATTGGTGTGTCCCAAATGAAATCGGGAAACACAACCACACCATGCGTAATTGCAGAATCAACAACATTGTTAAGCTCCTCCACAATCTCCTTGTCAAGCATCTTTCCTATTGATCTGTGGACTCTGAGCAATTTTGCCCAGTATGCCATGGTGAACCATCGAGATACAGAATTGTACAACGTGCGACCAGCATAGGAAACAATTTCGTCTACTGGTCCCGCACATGCTGACAATCTGGATTTTGAAGATTTCGAAGAAACAACAGAGCCTGATTCAGATTCATCGTCAGAACTTTCACTATCACTCTCAATCGCCTTTGGGGCAGAAATTTCAGTGCAGACTTTCTTAACAGGGGGAGCGGGAAAAACTTTCGACACTCCATCCTTGCAAATGCAATGTCCGTCTGGATAGAGACACACGGCACATCCAGAAATTGGAGACATCGCAGTCTGAGATTTTTCAAGATCAAGCTGATTAGCGATGTGGGAGCGAGCTCGTGTTGCAATCAAGTATTCTAACATGTAAACGTCAATTTTTGATGCTGGCATGATCTCGCCCTTCCACTCAAAATCAATGACTTCCCAATGAGTAGAAACTTTGGGCTTCTTTCCAGGTTTGCCCTGACGAATGATACAGGATTGTGGATAGTACACAGTAAACAACCATGCATCAACAGTCAAGTCAGGATTGTCTGTTGTGAGTTTTTTGTTCTCATCATCTAGCATCATGGTTCCTTTCTTGCGATACTCGGGTCGCACCTCCATTTCAATGTGAAGAAAGCGGCGGTACAAAGCCATAGGATCGATAGAAAAGTCTTCTGCACGAAATCCCAAAACTTGGGAGGTCATAACAGTAACCTTATGTTGAAACCAACAAGATGATTTGAGCTCAAGCTCGGCTTTGATAACTGGAGTTGGAATGTTGTTGACCAATGACAAAATCAAGTCATTCGGATTGTTCTTGACAAAAGCTGCTTTGGTTTGATTGACATCATCAAGAATAACTCCCAAAGTTGAGGAATCAACTAAATTTTGGAAATCATCCTTAGTATTGATAGGGGCGATGTAATCTTTGGAATACTCAATTGACATTCCTTTGAATGCAGCTTGAAAAATCTTTGGAACAATGGTCGATTTTCCAACAGCAGTTCCTCCAAACAGACACAATCCAAGTGAAGCAATTCTGAACGAAGCTCCCTTGCGCTTATTTTCTAAAGCATGAAGGGTAGATGATACTTCATTGAAAGTATTGGTGAGAAGAGAAAGTGTGGATCCCTTGGGCTGCATTTTGAGACAACGCTGCAAGGGTACCAGAAGATCTCGAAATTCCTTTTCAAGTTCTTGTTCTTCTGAAACAGATGAACAATTTCCAGCGAGGACTGACGGAATGCGTGGTTTCCACTTGAAGTAAACACCACACAAGGTCTGAACATCATCGCTGCTGAACAGAATAGGCATAAGAGATCTTTGTTGAAAACATTTGACTCCAACGTCGGAAACCCATGCAAACATCTTGGAAAACGCGTCAATAAAATCTACTGCGTTCACAGTTTCAGCGGATGCATGCTTGGAAATCTGGTTGAAGAAAGGCAAATCCCATTCGACATTAGCGAGCTTGCAAGCACTGATCGAAAATGCAGCGCCTATAAGATAAGCCAACTTGTCGAAATTTTTGTTGTTCTTGAGCAAATTTATACAATCAGAAGTTGAAAAGCCATTGGCAGTCAACCTAGTGGTGTGATCTGTTCCAATGCTCTCAGTCACAAGCCTCTTAAAAGTTAAAAATATCGAGTCTTGATTATAGAACTTGACAAAACAAATGAGATGATGTGCACAATCAAATAAGCTCGTGGCTCTAGACAAGCCATAAGCTAAAAGCGCAAAGTTCTCAACATGGAAGATGGCACGATCAAAATACTTCAAAGCGGAAGGATCAACAGATTTCCGAAAGGATTCCAAAAAGGACATCCATTCCGGGGAAGAATTGTCAATCTCAACTTCAGACTCCTGGGGGGAATCGTCATTATCGTCTGAATTAGTGATTCGTGTGAGGGGGGCTGAGTGGGTACCGCCACAAGATGAAAGACGTTGTCGCCGCAAATAATTGCGGCGGCGCGTCTCTTTTTTGTTGCGACGGGCGGGGGACTGGGAAATGTTCTTTTCACGCAATTCTTTGAGTTCAATAGAATCAAGAATCTCCCATCCAACCACGCGATTTGGGTTATCGCGAGGAAAGGGTATGGGGCCAGCACGACTAGGACTAGGTCCTCGTGCACGTGGTTTATGAACACTTTTAGGGGTAGCAATGAATTCCTTTAGATCGAAACAAGCGGATCGAGAATCAAGGGGAAGCCAATTCGGCCGTTCGCTAATAGCGATGATACTCTTTCCGTCGATGTGATCTCGGTAAGTAACAGAAACAATGGGACCTCGAGGTGTAAGAATTTTCTTAACACTATCAAAAGGTCCAAGCAAAGACTCCGAAATCGGATCATAAGAAATGGTTGGTTGGAAAGACTTGGGTAAAGTCTTGTCGTAAGGGCTAAAGGGGGTGATGGGGGGGGGGTTGTCCAGGGTTGGAACGACATCACCACCTCCTGATGCCCCACCGAAGTGGGGCACAGGAGGGGTTTTAGTCATCCCGGGCCATGCCTCCTCGAAGGAGGACTTGGGGCTCATTCTTTTCATAGATGGCGAATGAGACTCAGCCAAAGTGCCCAAATTCGGAAAGTGTAAACACTAACAAAATTGTTTTTTACTCAGTACTCTGGGGTCTTGGATTACTCTGAGTCGGTTTGTTCAAAACCTGATGAAAGGAAAATTTTAACAAAATACTTGCGCAACTACAAATTTTCTAATAGTTAACGCAGAACGCACCTCGATGAGGTGGAAGCTAGTCTTTTACTCAAATAATATGAGTTACAGATTCAAATCTTAAAAAAGATTCATACTGTCATTTTGATCATCAAATATGATGCCTCCAAGGGACTAGCGGAGGGGTCGTAATTTTAAGGTCTTACTGACAGACCCGCAGCGAAGATAAAGCTGCGATGGCGTTGGGGGTTGGTAAAATCGTCACTCCAATAGGAGTGGGAGCATCTCAACGATAAAGCTCTCTAGATTAATTTATTACCATTCGGACTCAACCGGGCCGCCAACTGCTGTAGTTCAAAAAATATGACCACAGCTGGTTGGTAAAGTCTGTACAAGTCAAATAATGACCTGC